TTCAGCTGTTCTAGCTGTTAAATATAAACCAGCTTGCAATATATGTCTTGTAGCAGTATTACTATTTGCTGCCGCTATTTTTTGTATACCAACTAAAGCTTGTTTATCTGGTGTACTAGCATCTCTAGCTTCATTTAATCCGGTCACATCTCTTATCATTTGTAAATAATAATTATATGTTTGAATTAAACTTTGCATTTTAGCTCCACCATTACCACTTTGTAATTCTTGAATAGGTACTTTACCTGGATTCATATCACCATCACCAGTCATTGATCTACCAATAATACTACCAGTTTGGAAGAACATGTTTAATGCTTCCTGTGGATTATAATT